GTTATATATCGTCCAAACCTTGGGCTGCATCTAATTATTTACGTGACCCATCCAAAAAACCAAATTGGCTATGAAAGAATTTGACTATGACCTCGATTACAAAAAACTTGATTTTACAGACGAAGAGACTCGTAAACTTTATCGTATTGGAAGGGGAGAACAAGGAGTTTTATTGGTTCGCCCTTATACTCACACTATTTGTAATCATTGGAGATTCAAAACTCCTAGAGAAGCAATAATATCCTCTAACAGAATTTACGGAATGTATCTTGATTATCGTGATGAAAAAGATTTTATCGGTATGGATATGTGTCGTAAATTTTTAGAAATGGGATTTACTCGTGCTAGAAGATATGCTAATCATAACTCTGGTCGAAAATATAAGAAAGGAACTAAAGAAGTATTACCTCAAGAACCAGACCATGAAACAAGTAAGTATGCTGAGTCTGCAAAGAGATTCAAAAAGATTCGTGATTTAGTTGCCAAAAATCCTGAGTATGTTAAAATGAGAAAAGAATGGAGAGCATCTGAATGACAGAATTAATTGATAAAGATGACCCAAGATATTTTTCTCAAACTTCTGATGAACCTTATGACCGTCATCATTATCGAATAGTTTGTCAAAACAAATCTTTTGTGGTAGAATCTTGGGATGAGGTTCAAGAATATTGGTGGAATAATTGTCATTCACCTTGGTTTGAAGGGACAGTTGTTCACGTTATTGATAAACCAAAACTAAAGAAACAACCTAAAGGTTTTAAATGAATCTATTAGTCGCAGGAAGAATCACAGGATCGGTGTTGATTATTTGTGCGTATTTTGTTATACTACATGTATCCACCTTTTACGGTGCAATAATGCACATTATTGCTGATATGATTTGTATTCCTTTTTATGTTCAAAACAAACAGTGGGATGTCGCAATTATGTTAGCATTTTTGATGAGCATAGCAATTAGCAAAGTTGCAATTTTATTATGAGTGATTTTATATGGGTTGAAAAATACAGACCCACTACAATTGATGAGTGTATTCTACCAAAGAGTATCAAACAAACTTTTCAAGATTTTGTTGATAGAGGAGAGATACCAAATATGCTACTATCAGGTCCACCAGGTATTGGTAAGACCACAGTAGCAAAAGCATTGTGTAATCAATTAGGAGCAGATTACTATGTCATTAATGGGTCGGATGAAGGACGTTTTCTCGACACTGTTCGGACGAACGCAAAGAACTTTGCATCTACCGTCTCTCTTACAAGCGAGTCGAAACATAAAGTCATCATCATTGACGAAGCAGACAATACCACTTCCGATGTACAGCTCCTTCTCAGAGCGTCTATTGAGGAGTTCTCCAAAAACTGCAGGTTTATCTTTACGTGTAACTACAAAAACAAAATTATCGACCCATTACATTCTAGGTGTTCTGTGGTTGACTTCTCAGTTAATAAAAAAGACAAACCAACAATAGCAGCACAATTTTTTTCTAGACTAACTCAAATATTAGAACAAGAAAAGATAGATGCAGACAAGAAGGTTGTAGCAGAATTAATTAACAAACACTTTCCTGATTGGAGAAGAGTATTAAATGAGTGTCAGAGATACTCAGTAAGTGGAAAGATAGACAGTGGTATACTAGCAGCATTTTCAGATGTATCTGTAAATGATTTAATGAAGAACCTTAAGATGAAGAACTTCTCTGAGGTTCGGAAATGGTGTGTAGATAATCTTGACAATGACTCAGGTGTATTAATGAGAAGAATATACGACTCATTATACGAAGTGCTTGTACCAGGCACGATACCTGCTGCGGTCTTGATTATTGCAAAGTATCAATATCAGATTGCTTTTGTTGCAGACCAAGAGATTAATCTTCTCGCTTGCTTGACCGAAATTATGGTTGAGTGTGAATTTAAATAACAATTATTATGACTAAATCAACTTTTGCTAAAACTAAAGCACAAATCAAATCTTATCAATATTATATTTTCTGGGGTGCTTGCACCATTGCTGTAATGGCAGGACAAATCTTTGTTGGTGCAGGATACCAATCAATGTCTAATTCAGTAAAAGACCTTACTGAAATTATTGAAATTAAAATTGAACTTGAAGAACTAAGACGTGACAGAAGTACTATCATCTATTAAATCGTATAAGACACCTTTAAGATATCCTGGTGGCAAGTCTCGTGCTTGCAAAAAGATGGAACCATTCTTTCCAGACCTTAGAGATTATGAAGTATACTACGAACCATTTCTTGGTGGTGGTAGTGTAGCATTACATATTACAAAAAAATATCCTAATTTAAAGATCGTTGTTAATGATTTGTATGAACCATTATATAACTTTTGGTTGCATTTACAATGCAATGGAGAATACTTACATCTTGCACTAAAGGATATTAAATCAAGGCATCCTGATCGTGCTTCTGCAAGAGAACTATTTTCTGTTGCAAAAGAAAAATTAAGTGACAATACAACTCTTGATCAAGAACGTGCTGTAGCATTTTATATTGTAAATAAATGTTCTTTCAGTGGTCTTACAGAATCGTCATCATTTTCAGAACAGGCTAGTGATGCAAACTTCTCAATGAGAGGAATTGATAAGTTACCAATGTATACTGAACTCATTAAGAACTGGTACATTACAAATGTTGACTATCGCCATATGTTAGGAGATGGAGAAAAAACATTTGTATATCTTGACCCACCTTACGATATCAAGGATAATTTATATGGTAAGAAGGGTTCAATGCATAAAAGATTTAATCACGACAATTTTGCAGAAAGTTGTGAAATATATAATTCTGATATGTTAATCAGTTACAATTCAGACCAATTAGTGAAAGATAGATTCAAGAATTGGAACGTTGCTGAATTTGATCTCACGTATACAATGCGTTCAGTTGGAGAGTATATGAGAGAACAAAAAACGAGGAAAGAATTACTTCTCTTCAATTACAACACAGGAGTATTTTAATGGAAGAAAGACCATCAGACATGTATCAGGACATGATGAAACTTAATATGCTCTATGAAGAGATGTGTTGGGATAATGATGATATAATAGAATTTTATCCTGACTATGATAGCAATACAATTGTTATAAGAAACAAAACTATGGATGAAGAAAGTATTGGTGGTTAATTATGGAACTTAAAGATTGGTTAAACTCGATTAATCAATCAAAGAAAAATTTGATTGATGAAGATCCTAGCATTGAAAAGGATTATCCCCCTTATATTATTAATCGTTGCTTCTCTGGACATCTTGATGCAGTGATGTTTGCGAACGAAATGAATATGAATCATTTTCTTCCAAAGAAGATGCAATATGACTTTTTTATAAATAGTCTCAGAACTAAGAAGAGATTCTCTCCTTGGCTTCGTAAGGATATGATCAAAGACCTTGATTATGTGAAACGTTATTATGATTTTAGTAACGAAAAAGCAAAACAAGCTTTGAAGATTCTGACAAAAGAACAACTCAACTTTATAAAATCTAAATTTGATACTGGAGGAGCGAAATGAGTGTTGTTAAAGAACCAGAGGTCAAGTGGAATCCTGACCAGATGGTTGAAGTTACATTAAATGAACCTGACGATTTCCTTAAGGTAAGAGAAACTTTAACTAGAATAGGTGTAGCATCTAGGAAAGAAAAGAAGATATATCAATCGTGCCATATATTGCATAAACAGGGGAGGTATTTTCTTGTCCACTTTAAAGAGTTGTTTGCTCTTGATGGAAAACACGCTAATCTTACTATTAATGATGTTCAGCGTCGCAACCGTATTGCTCAGCTTCTTGCTGATTGGGGATTGGTTGGTGTTGTCGATGCAATAAGAATTCAAGATATAGCACCGCTAAATCAAATTAAAGTGTTGTCATTCAAGGACAAAGGAGATTGGATATTAGAAACAAAATACAATATTGGTGCTAAAAAGAAGAAAGAAGAAGGGGAGGGTTGACACCTCCTTTTTTTGTGCTATACTATATTTGTTGGACGCAACATGGGAGTGACTGAATAAACTTACTGGCAACCGCTGGTTAAGGTGATGAGACACAGGTGGTGCTGCTGCTCGCAAGGGTAGAAC